GGTGAGGACGACCAAACTAAAATAGATTTTGAAGACGCTAACAAAATAAACTTTTATGCTAATAATGCGAAAGAAATAGAGTTAGCTGAGAATAGTCTTTCTCCCGGGACCAGTGATGGTACTGCTTTAGGAACTACAAGTTTGATGTGGTCAGATTTATTTTTGGCTTCAGGTGGAGTGGTAAACTTTAATAATGGTAATGTGACCTTAACTCACAGCAGCAATACCTTAACTATTACTGGGGCTACTATAGATATTGATGCTTCAACCGCAGTTTTAGTTAGCAATGATTTAAAATTAGATAGCGATTCTGCAATACTTAGTTTAGGTGCCGGAGATGATGCTACATTTACACACGATGGAACTACAGGGTTAACTATTGCGGCAACCCCTATATCTATAGACTCAACTGGAGAGTTACACTTAAACTCTACAACTGGTGATATAAAACTTCAAGATGGTGGTACTGAAACCAGCAGTTGATTCAGACGACTTAGTTATTTCACAATATGACGGAACAGAGGTTATCCGTATAGAAGACAACGCTAGTTTAGGATTAGTGGGCAATAAATTAAGTATTGCTAACTCTTCTAGTGACGTAGTTATAAAACCTCTTACAGACGCTAAAGATATTATATTCCAACAATATGATGGTACAGAAGTAGCTAGAGTAGAAGACAATGCTACATTCAATATTGGTACCAGTAAACTAGCTATAAATGGAACTGCCGTAACAGCGACAGCTGCAGAACTAAACCTACTTGATGGTGGGACTTCTGTAGGAGGTTCAATAACAATTGCTGACACAGATGGTTTTGTAGTAAACGATGGTGGAACAATGAAAACTATCCCAGCGTCCGATGTTAGTTCATATGCAGGTGGTGGAGCTTCAGCTGGTCAAGCGTTAGCATACTCACTAATTTTCGGTATGCAATAACTTTTAGAAAACAAGATAGTATAATATAATATACATATAGGAGAAATAATATGGCAAATCCAAATATAGCAGCAATATCAGAGTTACATGTAGGAACTCTAGGTTTTAATTTAAAAACTAATGGGGCTACTTTTGTTAGCCCAAGAGTACTTGCTAATACCACAACAACTTCTTGGGACCATCCCACAGCTACATCTATTTTTGGATATACTCTTTCAGATACTCTTATGATGTGTGCACAAGCATATGATTCAGGAAGAAGTACAACAAGTATGAGTTATAATTCGGATGCTATGACACTGGTTTATGACGAAACTGAATTTTTGGCTTCTAGTCCCAATGGTGCTTTAGGTTACAAAGTTAACCCAGACATCGGGAACTATGATATGTCAGTTTCTATGGGTGGTTCTGGTAACTTTGCAAATATTTCAAGTTTTTGGGGTAATATTGACCAAACAAACCCATTAAAAACATTTGATGGTTCTAATTATCAATCTACTCCTAATGACTATGGTTTTGGTAAAGTACACGAAGTTACCGGTGGTTATACAGACTCATTTAGAAATTATGTGCATGAAGGTTCTAGGGCACATCTTTTTAATATGATAGACCAATCATGTGAGCCGGGAGACGTTGGAGTTGTGTCTATAACTATGGATAGCAGTTATTCAGGTATGATAGGATATGGTAACACCTATCTTTTAGCTAGTGTTGGGAGTGGTAGTACCCAAAATACATATTGTTACTTACAACAATTTATAATTTCGCCTGATGGGGGTAAAAATATTGTCCCAAATAGGTTTAGACGTCTTGATGGTGGTTCTGGTAGTGGGGCAAGTTATTCTGGGAGAGGGGTGGCAGCTAGTTTAGTTATTTTGCAAAGCTCTAGAACAGAGGATACTTTGTTTGAGTGTCCTTCTGACCGAGTATTAAAAATAAATAGTATAATGGCTGCAAACCCTGAAGCAGCCGGGACTTATGTGAATGTAAGTCTAGCAGGTTTAGGAGCAGTAAATGACACTGCAGGTTCAGCGGCTGTTACACCTACAGGGAATGATGCTTCAGTGAGACTTGCTCAAGGGGTAAAGGTTCCAATGGGTAAATCAATTGAATTATTAAATAGACCTATTTACATGGTTGAGGGTGATTCACTTACAGCTAATGCTAAATCATCAGGATTTATGCCACAAGATGCAAATAGAGGAGTCGATATTATCGTTTCCTTTGAGTCAATGGAGGACTAATTAAATGGCAATACCGAATTTAAAAAATTGTGAATTTTCAATACCAATGACAGAACAACACCCAGTAGGAGCTGAAAACAGTAATATAGGACATGGTCTTACTGGTCAAAGTGCCGGACTTTCGGATTTAGTTGTTCCTTGGGGGCATTTATGGGAAGTTCAACTCTTAAGAGTCACAAATGAACATGAGAGTTCTACATATGACATAGATGTTATACTTTCGACTGGAAAATGGAAGACAAATAATAATTATTATTCATCTCATAGTAGTTTCGGAGGAAACTATTCTACTTCTAATGCAATTAACACTACAACCCCATATGTTAATATGACTGAAGCACAACATGCAGACATGGCTCATTGGTTAGCTCATGAAACAGAACTAAACGCAGATACTTATGTAGATATTATTACAAAAGACACTCCTCTTTATTTAAGTGAAGGAAATACTTTGCGATTTGACACTACAACCGATTATAACCAGTCCGATGGGGGTTATGGTACTAAAACTTTAGTAGTTACTATTTCGTATATAGACCATTATAATTAGGAGGATTTTATGTTAATAGAAACAGGAACAACAACAGTAAGCACTTCAGGAACAGAAGTCCAACTTTCTTCCACTGCAAGCAAAGTAAGATGGATAGAAATTACAGGAGGCAGAAAAAATAAAGGACCTGTATATATAGGGAAATCAACTATTAGTAGTGGTGACCCTGTGGCATACGTTGGTAAAAAAATACAAAGACATGAGACTTGGTCAATGGATATTGGTTCACTTGGAGCAGCAGACTCTGCTTACGTAGAACTAAATACTATATATGCTGATGCAGAAAATGATGGAGATTCCATTAGTTGGATAGCTATTATTGACGCATCCTAAAATAAAAAAGTAAAAAGAAATAGAAGGAGAAAAGAAACATGGCAGAGATAGATGTACAAAGTGATTTAAAAGCAGTTACTGAAAAGATGGAAGCTTTAGTCGATGAACTAAACAAAGTAAATGCACACAGAGAACAACTAGTCGGACAAGTACAAAACTTACAAGGTGTACTAATGTACCTTAGAGGAAAAGACGATACACAGGTAGATGGTGAGGGAAACATTCCACCTGAAGTTATAGAGGCTCAAGAAGCAATCAATGACAATAAAGGAGACAAAGACTCCTAGGAGATATAAATGGCAACAACTGCTGGAGCAGTATTTGATAAAGTGTTCAATTGGGACGGTGTAGGTACAGCCAGTAGTGATTATACTGATGTTACCTTAGAGTCTCAGAGCCCTGCAGGTACGTCATTTACAATTCTTAATTCCACAGCTCATCACCTTTACTTAGGCCACGCATCAAAATTTGACATGGCTATATTTGATGTTGATACTGCCGGAAGTTTAGGAGCCCTACAGTATGAATATTATAATGGTTCAGCATGGACAGAGTTTATACCAGCTTCAGGTAGATACCAATTAGACGTAGATGATGATGAAGGCGGGCAGTATGCTTTCGATAAAGATGGCGCAGAAATATTTCCGGCTAATTTACTTAGTGATTGGGCGACAGTAGCTATAAACAGTAGTACATTGTATTGGGTAAGAATATCTTCACCTAGTAGTGTTACCACATCCCCAACGATAAAACGCATACAAATGAGACCTTATGCCGCTTACTGTACGACTAAAGACGTTTATGAGTTGATGCAACTTAAAAACGTTCTCAGTGGTACTGACTTTACAAGTTCTACAGTTCCTAGTAAGGCTACTGTAGAACAATATATAATGGAAGCGCAGTCTTATATAGATATGCAATCTCGAAAATCATGGCGACCAAACATTGCTTATAATGAGTATCAACAATTTAACTTAAATGGATTACATCTTGACAGAGCAGACGCATATAAAATACTAGATTTACAAATATGGAATGGGGCTAATTGGGATTCTAAAACTCAAGGCAGAAAGAATGATTATTTTTTAGTTCCTGACACAAATTTAGTACAATTTTCTAGATACTTCTTACTACCTGCAAGATTCCAGTCGTATAATGCGCCAGTATGGAGATGGGGTGGGGGAGAATTTACTATGCCTGTAAAAATTACTTATCTATATGGTAGGGATATTCAGACAGACATGAGACAGGGTGGTATGGTAACTGACATGGCAAAAAAACTAGCAGCTACAGAAATAGCAAGAAGCGCTGATTTTGGTGGCGCGGTGGTTAGTGGTATGGATAGATACGACATATCCAGCAGAATAACCTCTTGGACATCAGAAATAAACGCTAACCTTGATAGTTTACGTGGCTTTGAGGTGTTTTAATGCCTGATGAGCCGATAGCTATAGATGCAGTAATGACAGACCTTAACAGTCAGTGGAATGCATCTAATGTAACAAAACCTACACTGACAACTGTAAATGGCGCTAATCAACCATTTCGTTTTGATTTAAATGCGGGCGACCATTTAATAGGAAGAACGGGTAGTCCAGCTATGAGCGAGACTCCAATAGGTAATCGTAAATATGGTGACCGTTCTTATAGTATAGAGATAGAATTGTATACACTGAATAGTAGACAAAGATTATTTAATTTGATGCGCGAAGTAAGAAAAATTACACACGCACGAATGCATTCTTTAACTAATTTCCAGCGCCAAACCTTCATAAGTTTTGCTGAAGAAGTTTCTGACCAAGCTAGGGTATGGACAGGTACAATTTCTATATCTTTAGAAAACAACGCAGTTTTATTAGAAACTACTTAGTTTGTAGTATAATATAATATGCTACATAAAATATGGAGTAATTAAACATGGCAATATATAGAAGCGACCAAGCACAACTTACCTTTGCAGCAGAAACCGTTCAAGGCGCTGACGCTGAAATGATGCTTGGGACCACTGCAACCGCGACAGCAGAACTACAAGCAGCTGCAAACATAGGTGACCGAAGTATTACGATTAATACCATTGCATCAGCAGCTTTTGTGGAAGGGGATATGATAAGAATTGGTGCTTATAGTGCAACTAATAGAATTGAGTGGGAAGCAAGGCGGATAGAAAAATTATCAGGAACTCAACAAGTAGGCACAGACCCGGGAAATACTATAACAGTTCTTTTAGACAGGCCATTACAATTTGCGTATGGAGCAACCGCTGATGTGAAAGAAATTTCTGCAGCAAGTGATAATGATGACTCTAAATATATAACATTTCTTCCCGGAGTTTATGAATCAGTAAATACCCCAGACCCAGAAATGAGTATTGAGGGTAGAAGGTTTTTGGGGACAGAGAGTAAAAGAAACTGGAACATTGCTTATTCAGGCCAACAAACTTTAAATGGTGCTGTAAGTGGAATTACATTAATAAATGGCTGGCCTCTTAGGTTCCCTTTCGGTAAAGTAACAACTGTTCCTTCTTCTACTTCTGGTTCAGCTTCTATGGACCTACCTGCGGGAGGCGCAAAAAAAGGTGATACGTTTATCACAATTCAGATGGACGGAGGGGGTAACCACAATCTTGTGGCGGGAGATTATATTTGTATATATGATGCTGCTAATACAAACAACACAACAAAAACAAGTGAGGTTCGCAGAGTTGTAGGATTACCAAACTCTGGTAGTACGACTGGAACTGGGGCTTACATTAAATTAAATTACCCATTAAGTTTTGACCACGCAGAAAACGATTTAGTGGCAGAAGTAGCTTCAAGCGCATATTATATACATGAAATAGTTGAAGAAAATGACTTATCTACTGTTTCTTGGCATGTACATATGAAAGACAGTGGAGAAACAGCTGCTAATAACTTTGATAGAAGATATTTAGGTGGTATGATAGGCTCTGCTACCTTATCTGCAGAAGAAGGTGGTATGTTATCTATGTCATGGGATAGTGTAAACTTTATGAACATGGTACACAATCAAAACAGTTCTTTGCAACAAGGAACCGGTAGTTCAAATGCTCCACAATCTGGAGACTTATACTATGGAGCTAACCCAACAGCAAGTATGCCAAGATTTTCTTTGATGCAGTCTATTACACAAACTGATGTAGGTGAGCCTTATCACAATGGTAATGGTAACAACGATGGTACTGGATACCCAAGTACAGCGCCATATTATTTTTCACAAGGCACCATAAAAATGTTGCACCATGCAGGCAATACAGCCGGAATAGAAGTAGCAAAAATTAGAAGTTTTGCTATATCTGTATCAAATGGAGAAGAACCAAGATATTATATTAGTCAACAAGGAAAAAGAGCTAGAGGCCCCTACGAAATTAGAGAGGGTGCTAGAGAGTACTCAATGTCAGCTACTATTGTATTACCGGACTCTGTAGCAGCAAGTTCAACAGCTGAAACAGGAGGTCTTGAATTTTTCAAACAACTTCTATTAGAAGGTGATTTTGGTGGTGACAATGCGAATAAAATAGGTTTTGCAGCGAGTTTAATATTTGAAAGAGGTACAAACGATTTTATAAGAATAGACATTCCGACATCTAGCTCGGATAGTTCAAATGGAATGCAGGGGACAACAACCACAACAGTTCCAACCAATCAACTAAATAAACAAGGATTATTTATATTAAGCGCTAATCACGGTATAGGAGGTGAAAGCGCTTTAGAAGTAGAACTTGACATGACATTCAGGTCGCTTAGAATATTAATAGAAGATGGCGTGGGGGTATACCCATAAAAAATAAAGAAGGAGTAATAATGGGAAAGCAAAGTAAAAATTTTGATTATTCAAAATATCAAGTAAAGTCCGATTTACAAACACATACATTAACTATAGATGAAACTGGCGATTCTTTTGAGGTTACGGTAAAACAATTATCGTGGGTAAAAAGAAATCAACTAGTTTCTAAATGTTTAAAGGTAGGTGGCGGAGGAGAACAGTCGTTTGATGGGGATTTATACATTAGAGAATGTTTAAAACAAATGATAGTTGAAGCACCTTGGGGAGCTACAACAGAAGCATTTTTGCTATCAATTGATGAAAGATTAGGAAAAGCATTAGAATCATTGGTTCCAACAGCTTTTGGGTCTGATGAAGGAGGTATTTCGCCTGATGAAATAAAAAAAGGATAAAATTATTTTTAGTAGATAATAATAAAGTAAATGCTGATGAAAGATTAGTTTTTACTCATTGGGCTACAATATTAAGGTTATTAAAAATAGGTATTTCATGGGAGGCAATACACGAGTTAACTGAAACAGAAATTTACATGATAATGTCTTTTGAGTCAGTTTTTCAAGATATACAGCATGAACAAGAATTAAGACAAATGAGTCAAACAACATTAGGTAAATTTTAAAAGGTAATAATATGGTAACAGCTAGACAAAGAACATCTATAGAAGATTTAATAATGAGCATAATAGCAGGCGCTCAGGTTTCTATTGGTGCCGCTCAACAAGCTATAGAAGAGGCTGGAGGAGCTCGAGCGGCTATAAGCGAAGCTAAAAAAAGAGTTTTAGAATCATCTATTATTCAAGGACCTAAGAAAACAATAGGGTTCTTAAGTAAAATGACTAAAGCTATTGGAGGTACTTTCGGTATTCAATTTAGCATTGCATCAATTTTAAAACAATCCCAGATATTTACAGGTACATTAGGTACTATATTTCAAATTTTAGGAGCTATGGTTGATGTTATGTTAGCTCCCTTTATGCCTATTTTTGTAAGAGTAATTAGACGTATGGTTAGTTGGATACCCTTAATACAAGAAAAAGCAGAAGCTGCTGCCGAGTGGTTAGAGAACGCTTGGTTTAATAACAAAGGGGATACTATGAACTTTTTGGCAGCCGTTATAAAAAAAGGAATAAGTGAGGTTCCATGGGGTGCTATATTAAAGGCCATAATTACTAATAGACCTTTGACGATAGCAGCCGGTGTAGCCCTAGCGCCTGCAACAGGTGGGGCAAGTTTAGCAGTCGCGGCAGCAGCTATAGGAGCAAATCCTCAAACCCAAGAAGATGTTTTTAATATGTTTCCGCAAGACCGGGCAGTAAATATATCCCGAAGAGATTCGTATTGGACTGCGTTCAGCCACACAAATGAAAACTTAGGAATGTTAGGTTGGGAATAAAGATGAAAGTTATTAATATAAAAACAATTAATAAGAGGCAATATAAATGGATGCAAACTTAAATGTTTTCTTAAGGGACAACACACATAATGATGCTTCGTGGAGATTATTGTTAAAGGTTGACCAATTTACTCAAGCCTTTGCAAGAACTCCTATCCATATTGCTATTCCTTATTCTGAACCTGAAATTTTTGATTTAGGTGCAACAAGACCAACAATAACCGTGTCGGGTATAATTGACACTATTGGCGGTGATACATCGAACACTACGTCTAACTTTTGGGGTATGGCTAACGAAACGGTTGTAGGACCAGATGGCAGCGGAGGTACTAACAGTAAAGTTTATTACATTCCGTATAAAAATTATTTAGAAGAAAAACTTACTACTTTGACAACAGATTCAGGTAATGATTTACAAATTGAAATAGGTGATGCCACAAAAGCAAAAGCTACCGGAACTGGTTCTGGGTTGTCTACAGGAGGTGGTATATATTCTGTAGGAGTACAACAATTTCAATTTGCATTAGCGCCTGCAATGGAAGACAGGTGGAATTTTACTATACAGTTTGTGGCTAAGTTTAGAAGAGGTTCCTTAACCGCAGATGTAATAGCGTTCCCATAAGGAGTAAATAATGTCATCAAGAAACCAAAGAGCCATAGTTGCTTATTATGAGTCTGTTAGTGGAGCAGCGGCCATTGCAAATTCCGATGTTACGGGAAGCGCTAGATGGGTAGATTTTAGAGAGACAACCTTTTCATCAGGAGCATATGTATACTCTACAACAGCCAATACAGCGGTTGTTTCGATTAGTATAAAAGATGTAATACATGAACCTAAGCAAGCTACCATTACAATAAAAAATCGTCCAGCTAAACCAATGGTTGGGAATCCTGCTACCGCTGGAGCTCAAGGGCCTTGGTCAGGTAGTGTAACACAATTTTCAAAAATTAGAATTATGGATGGTCAAACGAACCAACCTTATTTTTATGGAATAGTTTATACAATTCAAGAAACTTATGATGCAAGACATGGTAATGTTTTAGTTCTTTCTTGCCATGACATGCTAAAAGAAATTCAAGATAAAACTACTGTAGGTCACTTAGGTTATTTTATACCGGGTGTACACGACCGTTTTTATCAACATTACGATAGGGCGGCAACGGAAGTACACACAGATAAAGGAACAATTGGGGCTCCATCAACTACAGTTAGGACCGCTTTAGGTAGTGGTTCAGGAGATACCACTGTAAATGTTGAAAATAGAACTGGGTTTAAAAAAACAGACATTATACAAATAACTAACAGTTCAGACCAAAGTGAACAAATGACTATAACTGGTGTTGGTGGAAGTGCTACAGGCCCAGTGTTGACTGTTACTCGAGCAACGGCATCTTTTTCAGCCGGTTATTCAGCAGATGACCCGGCCACAAGATATGCTTTTGCCGTAGGGGATGAAATTACAGTTATTAGAGGGACAAACAGTACACCCCCAAACTCTAGGGGTGGTATTATTAAATCTTTAGTTGTGCGCAATAGTGACAATATTGAGGTAACTAGTAATACAGCAGCATCTACTGATGCTAGATTTCAAGATTCTGTAGTTAAATACAGCCCTGATGGCAAGAACGGTTATTTGCTAGTAGATACTGACGACGCTAAATCTCTTTTGACTATTGTACAAAATTTAGCCGTTGAAGACCCCCACAATGGTACTGCAACAGATGAAAGAACATCTGGGTATAGTTATTATGCATCACCTAATTTTTTAGATGCTACAGCAAATAATGAAATCCCTAAAGCTTTTTTTAATTATTTTAAGAATGGGACATTTCCAACAACAGCAGCTACTTATGGGGGAAGTGCAACCCCTAGTGATGGTACATTTGACCAAGGGTTAAGCATATATTTCCCATCCGTAGCCACGACAGCTTCGGGGTCATTCTCAGAAACTGGTAGATTAATTCCGATGACTACGTATGATTTAGGTAGACCATCAAGTGAAATTTTTACAGGTGCTAAAATTACATTTTTTGAACCTGTTAGTCCTACTGAAAACGCAGAAGACGGGGAAGCTGCTGTCCCAGTAGAAAAAACCGCTACTTTTATGTATGTTGAAGCTACAACTATAGTAAACACGGGGGACCTTGATAAAGCATTTGTTTTTAATGGTACATCGGGAACTATTACTCCCGGCGGGATGTGCTTGATAGACGGAACTGAATTAAATGAACATGGTTTTGTTGATACATCACCCGGTACTAATAATGAAAGTGCCGAACACTTAAATGTAAGATTAAAGCAATTAAATGCTGCAATAACCGATGCGGCTGCTACCACTATATCAGTAGATTCAGATGCTAGAACCGCAGGATTTTATGTAGGGCAATACATTTTAGTAGATGATGGTTCAAACCCGGAAGTTATGAAAATCACTTCTTTAGACCATGCAAATAATATAGGTGTCGAAAGGGGTCAAAATGGTACAACAGCTACTACTCACGATAATGATGCACATGTTCTTGCCTACCACGTAGCTAGAATACAATATGTTGGTAAAGAAGCAACTCAATCATCAGGAACCTATCAAAACATATCTTCTACTGGTATTTTGCTGTCTCATATAGATGAGCACATTATTTCAGGTAACGCAGATGAAAATTTTGATGAATACTGGAAAGTAGGGGGCTCAAGTAAAACTTGGGTTGGGGACGTTTCAGGTAGCACTATGACCTTATCGTACACCCCACAAAATTCTTTTGGGTTTATTAGATTAGGAAATTATCAGTGGACCAAAGGAATATTATCTCCTACTATAATTAGAGAAAAAGTTTTTGGTATATTACAAAGAAGTTCTCAAGAAACTATTAGGGGGTGGGTAGCTACCTATAGACCACCAAGATACCATTTTTTTGATACCATTCAGTCTTTATCTGGAACTTCAACTCAAATATTAAACTTAAGCGGTAGTACAAACCCTATAACAGAAGGAATAAAAATAGGAACTACTGTAAATCAACTTGATTCAAACGATAATTTAACAGGAGTATATGGTTATGTAGACGCAATTGGTGTGACTGAGACCGATAGAGATGTTCGAGTTAAGTGGAGTAGTGGCAGTGGGATTTCAGCTTCAGACAAGGTTAGATTTGATGTTGAAGTACGAGCCGGAGATTTGATAAAAATAAAAAACGATTTGGTAAACGTAGACACAGTATTTACTGTAACTAAAATAGACTACTCTGAGGATGATGGAGTTCAACTGGCTACTTATAATGTTGTGGGTATGCAAGACCAAAAAAGAGGAATTGGTTATAAAAACTTAGCAGCAGCTAAGGGAGGTACAGGTGCAGGGGGTGGCGGGCTACCATCAAAAGTAGAACCTCTTACTTTAGGGTTTAAGATAAGGTCTACAGGTATACAAGCAATAAAATGGAAGGGCGGTAATTTAGGATATAAAGGTAAAACATATAAAATAACTGGAGGTTCCGTTTCGAGTTTAACTGCCGGGGGAACTTTTGTAGTTTACTATACAGTAGGTAATTCTGTGTTAAAGGTAGCGTCAAAAGCGCTTTACGAACAAAACATTAAACATTACTATCAGTCAGAAATAATAACCTTAGCCACTGTAACCATAGACATTAATACAACACATGGTGAATATGCAAAAGTTATAATGCAGAGCTATGTAAAAGGCCCAGAAGCAATTGACCAAATACCTTTTAGTGAAATAGTTCCTAATGGAGAATTGAATTTTACTACTGACGCTAATGTAGATTTATTAGGTAATTTAAACGAGGATTTAGATAAAACAGAGACAGAAGTAACCGTTACAAACGATGGTAATGCGTCTGGTGAAAGAGGTTTTTGGTTAGGTCAAACAGTGTTAATTGACGATGAAATTATAAAAATCGTTTCTAAAAATAGTACAACGTCATTTAATGTTTCAAGAAAAGCTGGGGCGGAGCATTCAAGTGGCGCTAATATATTGGGTAATTTTAGAGCGGGTAAGATAAAACCCCTTGAATTTGATACAGGTAATTTTGGGTTAGCTTTTTACACCCCATCTATAAGTAGTTCAAATGTATTTTCTTATGCGCAAACTTTAAATATAGGGACAAATATAGGTCAAGCTTTTTCTGCTTTTGGTGATGACGAGAGTACAGGTAATAATAAAGCTAATATACAAATTCTGAATACTCATTTAGAATTACATAGCGATACTACAGACCTTAGCGCTATAAATTGGAACACAAATGGGTCTGAAGCAGGTTCAATATACATGTCTGGAGGTGTTCTATATGTAGTAAATACATCAGGTACAGCTGCAGCAGTATCTACAGGTGGTAGTATTAGTACTATAGATTTAGCAGATGGAAGTGCTGGAGACCCATCATTAGCCTTTGCAAATCAAACTCAGACAGGACTTTATCAAGAAGATAACTCCACATCTGCTATGGACTTTTCAGTTGGTGGAACTCAACATATGACTTTATCTGGAAACGGGCTATCTCTTACCCATGGGACAGATTATATATATACTCGAGGGGGTTTTACTTGGAATGGTGCTACTACCGAATATATTACCAGAAGCACTAATACAATATCTTTTTATACAGGAAGTACTCACAGAGCTAGTATTAATGCTACAAGTATTTTAGGAGAAGAAGGAAACAATTCTACTCCGGGATTTTCTTTTGTAGCCGACCCAGACACCGGAATGTACCGAAGTAGTGCTAATCAACTAGGATTTTCGTTTGGGGGAACCGCTAGAGTTTACATGTCTAACGCAGGCTTAGGAAGTATTGATGCTGATTTATATACAACTGGTGATATAGAAGCCGGAGGGGATATAAAACATAATGGTAGTCTTATATCTTCTGATTTATCTTTAAAAACAAATATAAATGACTCATCATATGGATTAGCTGTTATAAATAAATTAAAACCTAAAAAGTATATAGCAAAGTATGATAACAAAATACACTTAGGATTAATTGCTCAAGATGTAAAAAAACTTTTACCAGATTTAGATATTGCAAGTGGTAAGGAAGGTTCATTAGCATTAAGGTATGAAGAGTTAACTGCTATATTAATAAAAAGTGTACAAGAATTAAAAAAAGAAATAGACGAATTAAAGGAGAATAAATAATGCCAGACGTAACAGTATCATTTACAGATGCACAATGGACTAGAATAGTTGCTGCTTCACCCGGGATAAAAAATGGTCCCGGAGAATCTGGGGATGTTGATGCAGACTATTTAGCAGCTAAATGGAAATCTCAAATTTCTGAAGAAGTAAAAGAGTATGAAAGACAGCAAGCGTCAATCTCAGACTTCTAAAATTATACAGTATAGATACGACAATCCACATGATACGCTCCAACAGATTGGGGATGCATTTAATGTGTCTAGACAGTATATATTCAAAGTACTAAAACAATTTAATATTCCTACTGTAAGGGCTAAAAAAATGAAGAATCCCAGACATTGTAAAATATGTGGGGAAATTAGTACAAAATTAGTACATGATGGGACATGTCACTTTCAGTATTATAACTTAAAAATTAACTGTGCTACCTGTAGAATACCTTTTTATCGTAAACGTAGTCAAATAGTTCAAAAATACAAACAAAACTTTAAAAATAGTTACTGTTCTTTAGGTTGTTACCACAAAGCCCGGACAGCTAGACAGCTATAGAAAATCTAATATAATTACAATATGGAAATAAATGACAAATTAGTCCTTCAATGGGAACCTAAAATCCAAAAAATGTTATCTACTACAGATATTATTGGAATGGACCGTGAAGATATAGCTCAAGAGCTAAGAATTGCCTTAGTAAAATCGGCTAAGAAATTTGACGAAACTAAAGGAGTATTATTCCATACATATTTACACACATCTTTGGTAAACACAATACGTACCCTAATTACTAAAGCGCAAAGAATACCTATATCAAGAAGTTTAGATGAAACATATAACGGAGATAATTTTCATGTATCAGCTAAAATTTTACAGGCCCTTATTAATCCTGTAGATGCTTTAGAAGAAACTGAAATTTCTTTGTGGTTAGAAAACCAAGAGCTAGCAAACAATGAGAAATATTTTTTAGAGCTAAAGTTAAAAGGTTTGACTATGGATGAAATCACCGTAAAGCTAAGACACGAGTTTATAAAAAGAGTTTTATTTTTTGCAGACCTTTATCAAAGTTATTATCAAAAGTCAGACTTAATATTTTTTAGACATCTAGCTGATAAAGTATTAGACTTTTACAGTTCGTCTTACAAAGTTAGGGAAAACATAAAAACCAAACTAATACAAAGAATGGAGCAAGAAAATGCCCAGAAGGAAGAGGCTCAGAGGGAAACTAATACAGAAAACGAAACCCAAAGAGAAAGAATCGCAAAAATTTAAAATAATCGCTGAAAACTTAAACCCACAAAATTTTTGGGTTTTTGGTGAGTACTCATCTTTTGACATTGCTAAGGAAGAAATTGACAAACTGCATACACCTGATGTAAATTATTATATATATTCAGATTTAAATACAGTTTTATACACAAAGATAGGCGAATAGATTGGCAAGCCCAAGTTATGAATTTATAGAGTCGGCCATAATATTTGGTTTAAACGACTCTGACAAGTTAAAAGAATTTAATTATCATTCCAATGATTTTGCAAAGCATGGAGATGCGTTCAAGTTTATTGGGGATTATTTAGATAAGTACAATAACTTTCCTACTGAAGAGGTGCTTATAGAAAATTTTCCTACCTTAGACCCAACTGCGAAGTCGCAGACGTTCTCATACGCACTAGACATGTTTAAAAGCCAAGTCTTACAACGAGCCGTGGTTAGAACAGTCCAACAGCAAAGGGAATTAGTAAAAGAAAACCCTAAACAAGCAATAGCTAATATTATGAGTGGGTTATCTGACGTTGATTTAGTATATGACGAAGATATTAAGACATATGATGCTGGTACAACAGAAAGAGTACAGGAGTGGGAGAGCAGAAAAACACGTAGGAAAATGGGTGAAGGGCTTATGGGTGTACCTACTAGCTTTAAATTCATAAACCAAAATGGTATCGGCTGGCAACCCGGAGAACTTATAGCAGCATTTGCGCGACCAACAGTAGGTAAAACATGGTTATGTGTACATTCAGCAGCTACGGCAGTGCATAATGGGTATAAAACACTACTAATATCTACAGAAATGCCTAATCCACAGATTGTTATGCGTTTAGACGTGGCGCTGGCTAAAATGAAAGGTTACAATTTTTCCCATAGAGCTATACGTCATGGTGATGACATGGATATAGACTCTTATATAAAGTTCCTAAAAGAATCAAATAAGCATTCTTTATTGATTTGTGATGGTATTGCAGGTCAAACAGGAATATCTCTCGAATCAATCGCAGGATTGATAAGAAAACATAACCCTAAATTTGTTGTTATTGATGGTGTGTATTTACTGACAACAAAAGATACAGATAAAGCTGCTTGGGAGCAGTCACATGGTATTTTTTACGGGTTAAAAAATTTAGCAATATCTACAAATACTCCAATTATGGTATCAACACAAGCTAACAGGGATGCCTCTAATGAATTTATCCCACCATCAGCTGCGCAAGTAGCTTTTGGGGACGCATTGATTAGAGCAGCCGATGTAGCAGTTGCGATGGCTAAGGTCGAAGACTATGACGATAAGAGGTTAATACACTTTGCGAAATATCGAGATGGTGAGTTAGCGCATGATAGGTTGTATATGCAATGGGGTGTAGATAATGGTACAATACACGAACTAACCGACTTTGAAGTCGAGTATGAATAGGAGGCCGATAATGGGTATTTTTTCATGGTTAGGTGGCACTAGTGAAGATGACATAGTAGTCACAACAGGAAAAAGTAAAGGTAGAGGAAAACCAATAACAAAAATTACAGTTGGTGACATCAGAAACAGAAGAGTTGTTGATGAAAACGGATTTGTAAATAAAGTTGTGTTATTTCTTACTACTACAAAAAGGAAACAAGATTGATTGATTGGCATTCTATCCTTTTGAAATATGGTATCTCTGTAGAAAACACTGAAGAAGTAATGATAAGTTGCCCTTTTCACGAAGACAGACGAGAATCTTGCGCCCTAAATTTAGAAAAAGGTGTGTGGATTTGTTTTGCTGGTTGTGGACAAGGCGGCTTAAAAGGGTTTATAAAAGAATATTCAGGTAAATCTTGGAATGAGATAAATGCAGAAATACAAGAAGAAGAGCTTGACTTAGACTGGGATTTCTTAGACGAACTAACAGTTGAAGAAAAGCCAATTTCATATGAAGAACCCGAAGGACTGGAAGATATGCCAAGTAACCATTGGATTTATGAAAGAGGTTTTGATAAATCTACTATAAAACGATGGGATTGCAGGACTAATAAATACTTAGATTTTATGATACCTGTAAAAAATATAGATAACGAAGTGTTGGGTTGGATAGCAAGAAGAAGAAATGCTATTCCTAAATACATGTACTCCAAAGGATTTGCTAAAGCGCAAACACTCTTTGGTATAAACCAAATACTAGATACAAATAAAATTTATTTAGTAGAAGGGGCATTAGATTGTATGTGGTTGAATCAACACGGATATTCTAGTTTAGCCATTTTGGGAGCAAGTATCTCCCGAAAACAAGTAGAGTTGATAAGTTCCTTACGACCATCAGAAGTTGTGTTGTCACTAGACAATGACGCTGCTGGGCAAAAAGGGATAAACAAAGCTACGGTTGACATGAACAATCGTTTTTTGTTATCATATTTAAGGTTACCCAAAAATTATAAAGATGTCCAAGAAATTAGAAATACCGAGACATTACACAAGGTAATAAAAAATACAACAATCTTTTAATAGGAGAACAAATGAGTGGTATAGCACGAATACAAAAAAGAATAGATGAGACTAGGAGACCCGCTTCTGCTAACAATGCTCCCGGAAGGGAACTTTGGTTCAGAGATGGGGACCAAGTATTTATGTCTTCAATAGCTACTGGAGCTGAAGACGATAAGTTTTTAGACGAAATTTATCTATACACCCTAAGAGTAGGGAATGGATTTACAAACGTTCTAAAAGATGACAGGGTGGACACAAGTGCCATCCCAGACGAGAACAGACCGTCACACAAGTTTGCTATATGGGCATACGTACACAACGTAATCCATACAGAAAAACGAAATGACGATTGGGAAGAAGTTGAAGGGCCTGCTGGCAAGAAAATGTATAGAGAAGATATAAACGATTTTAGAATTATATCTCTAAGCTTTGGAAGAAGCGACTATATATGGAATCAGCTAGTAGACGTTTATAGTGACTGGGGCGCTTTGAATAAAGGCGTTATAAGAGTCAAAAGAACAGGACAAGGGATGTATGACACATCTTACTCAATTACAGCTACTCCAAAACAGGATACAATTCCTGAAGACAAGATGGCTGAAATTGATGACCTTCCACTAATCAAAGATTATTTCTTTGAAAGATACGGCACATTTACACTGCCCGAAGGTGGATTGACTGAAGACAAAGACGACGACGAACTTTTTTAAGAAAGTTTTGTTTTGTCAGTAGTTACGAATAGTTCCTTTCAACACGACATTAATTCACTGAGGTCGGTATTAGAGGTAGCACCGACCTTGGTGGTTGATGTTGAAACAAATGGACTGGAACCATATAAATCCAATCAAATTTGCGGGGTAGGAGTTGGTGAACCAAATCATTTAGGTTTGACGCAATACTACCCATTCAGACACCATCAAGGTGAAAACCTTACTTTTGAAAAGTTACAACAACTTATTAATCTTTTAAACGAGTCAGTAAAAACTTATATTGGTTACAACATAAAGTTTGACTTACATTTTTTACACAATGAGGGCTTAGAAGTTTTATCAAAAAAACTAGTTGATGTTATCGTCATGGCACGTCTAATTGAGCACTCGGAAATAAAAGAACTTGGGTTGACCCCTACAGGTAAAAGAAGAGTAGGACAAGAAGCAGTTCAGTATGATATTGACACTAAAAAAGTGTTACGTTCTAACAAGTGGAATAAAGATTTTTCTTTAGCGCCTCCTGACATATTAGGAGAGTACTGTAAAAAAGATGTTTCTTTAACCGCAGACCTTTATGAGAGATTTAGTAAAGAGCTACAAAGAACTAAACAACAACGTATATTTGATATGCAGTGTGATTTAACTAAGGTTTTGTATAAGATGGAGCGCAGAGGTATACCCATAGATAGAGAATATGCCAAGCAATCTAAAGAAGCTATAAGTACAAGACTAGAAGAAGTACAACAAGAAATATATAACTTAGCTGGTAAGGAATTTAATGTTTCTAGTCCAGCGCAAATAGGGATAGTCTTTACAGAATTAGGTATAGAGTCCCCTGTAAAAACCCCCAAAGGGCAAGACTCATGGAGTGAGGCAGCTCTAGTAAGTATAAACCACAGACTTGCAGGCTTAATTAGGCAATACAGAACCTTAGAAAAACTAGTATCTACATATATAGAGCCTTATATAGAAACAGATGTTATGCATACGTCTTTTTGCAATTGGGGTACTGCTACGGGTAGATTATCAAGTCGAGGGCCTAACCTACAAAATATACCTAGGAACCACTTTAAACTAAAAGAACGGGACTTATCAGAGGACGAGCGCAAGGATATAAAAGGTAAAATTGCTGCGACTGTAAGTGCCAAAGGTATATCTATGAATAAGGATTTATCAGACGAGGTACTAAAAACTTGGTCTTTTGTAGGCGACGAGTCTTATGATACAGCTGACAGAGCTCAAATTTCTATAAGGCGTTTGTTTGTACCTAGAAAAGGTTATTCTTTAGTGGGCTTTGATTATAGCCAAATGGAAGTACGTGTGTTTATGTTTCACTTCAGAAACAAACAAATAGACGAGATATTGAATAAAGATGATGTTGATTTTCATAGTGAGGCCGCTAAACTAGCTTTTAGTGTAGATGAGTCATCTGAAAAGTTCAAAGAGTATCGTCAGGCGGCTAAAGCAATTACATTTGGAACTATATATGGGATAGGAAATAAAAAACTGTCACAACAACTAAACACTACTCCTAGAGAAGCAGGGCAATATAAAAAACAATACTTTGCTGCTATGGAAGGGTCTAAAGAGTTCTTTGATAAAGCAGTCAACAAGGTAGCATTAGATGGGCAAATTAGAAGTAAATATGGCAGACTGTATAAAATCAATCGAGACTTTGGGTATAAAGGTGTAAATTATTTAGTACAGGGGCTTAGTGCAGATTTATTAAGTGAAAGAATGTTAGAAGTAGATAAGTATTTAGATAACAAGAAGAGCAATTTATTATTACAAGTCCATGATGAAATTATATGTGAAATACATGATTCTGAACTAGAGAGTGTTCCATATAAAATAAAAGAGCTGTTAAAAAATAATAGTCTTGAGATTCCACTAGATGTAGATATGGAAATATTTCAAGGTTCATGGGCAATAAAGAAAGACTTGAAGCCCTTAACCTTTGATGACCTGATTGACTGGAACTAAAAAACTGATAGAATATACATACGATGAGTAAGTACAACGAAGAAGCAATAATAAAAGAAATAGCTGAGTATGTAAACAATACATACGACCAGCACTACAGTGAGGGTGAGGTACAGACCTTAGACTTTATAGAAGCCTGTGGTGATGCTAAGGCTTTCTGTCGAGGAAACATTCTAAAGTACGCCTCAAGATATGACAAAAAAGGCACACCTCGTAAAGATATACTAAAAATAATACACTATGCAATGTTGTTATTGCATTTTCATGATAAGAATGATAACTAAGAAAAAATACGAACTAAATAAAAACTTTTCACACGACTTGATACTTGGTGAAATAAGGGAAAAAAAGCTGGCTGAGATACTAGCAAATAAACCAATTGAAGTTAAAACTGAAATGGGTATGTGGAAAAATACAGGTAACCTAGCGATAGAAATAGAATTTGATGGTAAGCCGAGTGGCTTATATAAAACAGAATCTGAATATTGGTGGCATAATTTAGAGGTTAGAAATGAAGAGTATATGTCTTTATTTTTCAAAGTAGCTACCTTAAAAGAAATTGTAGAGAAAATTGTTGAGGATTATCCACACAGGGTAAAAATGGGTGGGGATGATAACCTAAGTAAACTAGTTTTAGTTCCACTGGCAGGATTGTTTTTTCTAAAAGAAAAAGATTTAAACTGGCGAAAAGCGCCGGCAAACAAAAAAGGAGAATAAAATGGCAAAAGTTAGTGCACATTTAGGATTTACATTTAGAGTAGGTCCATTAGAACAAAACCAATACGGTAGGGTTGACTTGACTGTTGACCAAATAGATACCGAACTTCCTGTAGAACCTCAGCTAGAAGAGTCAAAAAAAGTGGCTGATGTTGTCTGGGAGTTTATAAAAGGAAAGGTAGATGCTCAAATAGAGGACATGTTAGATGAAGGAAAATAATATGCCCAGCAGAGCGTCTGTTTTAGAAGCTATCTTAGCAGAAAGAGAAAGACAAGACCAGTTGTGGGGTGAACAGAATCACGACGACTCTTGGTGGAATATATTAACTGTTGAGAAAAATGGACATATTGCAGAAGAAATATTTGGCAATAACGACACAAAACTATTTATAGAGCTTATTCAGACTTGCGCAACTTATTTTGCGTGGGCGGAATCAGTAAGAAGGAGACACAAAGATGGATAAAAATGCTGAAGATGCTATTGAAAAACTTTTAAAAAACAAAGATTTAAATTTTCAAAAAGGTGACAGCAATGATTTTGTAACAAATCGAATACCTTTTAATATACCAGCGTTAGATAAACTTACTGGAGGGGGCATACCATTCAAGAAAATGACTCTTATATATGGTCCGACCAATGTAGGGAAGTCTTATTTAGCATCACAGATAGTTGTAAATGCTCAGAAAATGGGAGGTAAAGCTGTTTGGATAGACACAGAGCTTTCATATGATAAAGATTGGATGAGAACCTGTGGGGTTGATGACCAAAAGATACTTGTGTCTCAACCAACTACCGGAGAAGAAGCTTTAGAACACGTTCGACAAGCAATGATAAATGGTTTTGAGGTTATAGTATTAGATAGTATAGCTGGTCTTGTGCCAACAAATATATTAGAAGAAGAATTTGGTAAAAGCCCAATGGCGTGGCAATCAAGGTTTGTAAACACAGCGTTCCCTAGATTATTTCCATATCTCCAAAATGGTTCAGCTTTTGTTGCTATAAACCAAGTACGTGCTAGTATGGGTCCTGTAGCATTAGACGCAATGCCAGCAGGTCAAGGACAAGTGTTCTTTTCTCATTCTATTTTGCAAGTGCAGCGAAAGGGTTGGATAACAGAAGGAGATAAAAAAGTAGGGTTTGATATGAATATCAGATTACGAAAAACTAAAACAGGTGGTGAAAACTGGGATTCAGCTATTGTTCCGTTTAGGGTAGAAGGTGGAATTGATGTTCTTGAAAGTTATATTCGGGATGCAGTAGAACAAAAACTAATTATACAAAAAGGCGCTTGGTATTCATATGGGGATATAAAAGCTATGGGCCTAAATGGTATAAAAGGAAAGTTTTTAGAGGATGATAAACTGTTTGAAAAGCTTCAAGATGAACTTACCTCCTAGAGATTTTACTGAACAGGAACTTATTATAGCTAAATGTTTAGATGAGTTTGGACTTAGATACGATGAGCAAGTTTACTACCATCCTTATATAGTAGATTTCTACATACCAGAGATAAAAATGGTAGTTGAGGCTGATGGAATATATGGGCATCTTTCTAAAAGAGACGCGCAAAGAGATAAAGAACTGCTATTATTAGAAGATATTGAGTATATTATACATATAAAAGAAAAAACACAAGAAAAAGTAAAGGAAAAATTATGGCTGGAATTAAACAAATTAAGCCAATAGGTCCAAAGAATCACATAAAAAATGATTTGTGGTTATCGGAAATAATAGATGACCACCTACAGGGAACTATGACAGCGCCTAGAACAGGGGTATTTCACCCATCTGTTATTAGTAACGCTTGTGATAGGTACGTATGGTTATGCTATCACGGTAAAATGGTAGACCAACCATTACCAGCTAATCTACAGAGAATATTTCAAAATGGAAGTTTCTTAGAAGAACGTGTGGAAACGTGGTTCAAAGCTTTAAATATTTTAGTTGATAGAGAAGTATCTGTAAAACAAGATATTCCTCCAATTTCAGGACGTATAGACTTTTTGATAAAGCATTATAGTTATGGAATTACACCCATAGAATTGAAGTCTATAAATACTGCGGGTTTTTCAAAGCTTAGAGGTCCTAAACCAGAGCACCAAATTCAGATACAGATGTATTTAAATATGGGTGGCTATGAAAAAGGGACTGTTTTATATGAGAATAAAAACGACCAAAAGATAAAAACCTTTATTGTTGACAGAGACCCTGAGCAGTGGAGTGGTATTTTAGAAAGGTGCTTTAGAATACAAGAATTATTAATTGCGCCAGAAAAATGTACGGGGAGTTCTTGGTGTAACTGTAAATTAGTGCCCATGGGGAGTGTATAGTGGAAGAGAGGACTACTAAATGGACACCTATGAAGGCATTAGGTAGGGTAAATAAAAGAGTTGAGGCTTTAGGTATACCAATTTTTGACCCTAAGTTACCTGAGACAGAAGAGCTTGTTTTTTCAGAATTAGCAAACGCTACTGATAAAGAACTAGAAAAGTATTTAACTATTTATGGTGGTTATAATGCGTTCCTCCAAACAAAAATTGCTGACATAGAAGCGGTATTAGGAGCTTTAGAAGCTTCATTTAGTGAAGGGTACAGTAAAGCAGCATACACGGTTTCTAAGGAGCACGAACAAAAGGGTAATAAGCGCCCAACTAATGATTTGATTAGAGGCCAAGTATTAGACTCTTTTGACGCTTTGGCACAACTAAAGAAAGATATTATTGAGCAAACAGCAGAAGTAAAAAGGCTAAGAGGATTACTCGAAACATATAAAGAAGCTTATGGGACAGTTAGTAGAGTAGTAACTCTTAGGACTAAAAGGGATTAGTATGCAGAAGTTTTTAGGGCTCGATACATCAAGCAGAGCAATTCATGGTGCTGTAGTAGATGAAGACGAAAATTTAGTTGATTTATATAAATGGGGCAGTGACAAGAAAAGTTCTGCTGAAAGGTTTCCGGAAATCGTAGTTGAATTTTCTGAGGAAATGAGTAAAATAAATATAATAGATAATGCTGCTGTAGAAGCTGCAATTTTTGTACAGAACAGAAAATCATTAATTGCATTGGCCAGTATAATTGGAGCTACTTGGGCAGTCTTAGTATTGAATAATATACAAACATCTTTAATACATCATGCCGAATGGAAAAAAGAAATTTTAGGAAAAGGTAGTTTAAAGAAAGAAGATATTATGAAGTTTGCAATAGAAAAGTGGGGAGACAAATTTCCCGAACAAGACTACGCTGATGCTGCATGCATAGCGTTATGGAACAAAAGGAGGTTCTAGTATGAGTATAGCTGGTGGACTAACCAAGGTAGTTAGAGGTTTTCAAATGTTCTTTCCGGGCAAGAAGGAAGGACCTAAAAGGGAATACAAAGATAAATTCCCAAAGAAACTCCCTACCATAGAAGATGTAAAAAAGAAATATGGCACAGTTGTTTGGTGTAAATTCACAGATTGTGGAAGTAACCAAGAAGTAAAAAATTTGCAAAGAACTACAGGTACTTTATTGAAAAGAAGAAACTATACACCTATTGCAGAACAAGAACATATATGGGCTGGGATATGTACTAGAGGAGAAATAGGTATGAAATATGACACTATAAAAATGCCTCATGGTGCTAAAATAAAATTTCCAAGTTGTTTTACAGCTCATACAGATAAAACAGGATACTGGGATTTCTCTCAATTCTTAAATTCTGATGGAACACCATTGGGAGGAAACATAGATTCACAACACGTATCTGATGCAGGATATGGAATGAATGATTCTAACAGTATATATGACCAATTCAAGGATTAAAAAATATGCCAAAACACATACCAGATGAAATAAAGTTGAAAGCAATGGAGCTATTTCTTAAAGGAGACAAGACAGCCAAAGAGATAGCCAAAGAAGTTTCAACTGACGAGCATCAAGTGGCACCCCCCACTATTTATATGTGGGCTAAAAGAGACAAATGGGGTGAACAGAAAGCTGTGGCTATAGCCGACACCCAAAGAAATTTGGCAGAATCCGAGGGACAAAGGTTTGCTAGATTACAGGCAGAACAATTAGATACCTATACACAGATTGCTAACAAAGCAGGCAATGAAATACGGGGTCTTACTTTTGACAGACCTTTAGATGCGGCTAGGGCGGCAGATATTGGTATAAAAGGACAAAGAGAAGTATTACAAGGTATGATAAATATGGAGTTTGTTCAAGATATAATGACTGTTTTAATTGAAGAGGTAACAGACCAAGACACTTTACAACGAATTGGCGTAAAGTTAAAAGCTATTGAACAAAAACACCGAGAGATATAAGTATGGCTAAAGATGTTCTAAGCGTTGAAAATGCATTTAATATGTTATCTGATGGATTACTTGAACAAAAAAGGTATGAAGTCGGGACATTCCGGGAGTTTATTGAAAATATATGGGCAGAATCATATGATAACCCAGAGTATTTTAAAGCTTGGCATGTAAGTTTACTTGCAGAAGATATTGAAGAATGTTTAGAAACAGGTTTGAATTATGTTGGGGTATTACCCAGAGGGCATTTTAAATCAACTATTTTAGGACATGCTTTTAGTGTTTGGAGATTATTGAAAGCTCCTAGGGACATGTCTATACTTTACCTTTCTTATAGTGATGGTATGGCAAAATATCATATTGCTGAGATAAATAAAACCATTTCAAGAAATCCTATTATTCCTGAGCTCCTTATAAACAGAAATCCAAAGGCTGATTTTTCAGCTAGGTTTTATAAAAACAACAAACCTATGGAAATTATGCATGGGGGGTTGTTTTCTTTCAAACGAGGTATGCACGTAAATGGTGCTTTGATTGCTGATGACGTGCTACGAGACCCAGAGAACCCACTAAATATAGGGCAGATAACTAAAGTAGAAGACCACTTTATGACAGAGTCAATGTTTATACCTTTGAAAGATGCTCCTGTAATTGTTGTGGGCACACCTATGATGCCAAACGACATATTATCTAAGTTACAAAGTGACGAACGGTTCAAGGCTAGAACATTACCAGCACTAGACCCAGTGCCCGGGAGAAGAGTGTTGGCCCCTGAAATAATGAGCGAAAAGTATTTGTTAGCACAACAAAAGGCTAGACCTAAATCTTTTTCTTCGGAGTTTATGTTGATTCCTCATTTTGCTACAGAGTCTTATTTCAATGAAGAAGATATCACTAAATGTGAAGATGACACTTTGCGGTCAGTCCCTGCAACTAAAAAATATAAAAACTGGGAAACTGGCGACCAAATCTTTGGTGGCTTTGATGTGGGTAAGAAAAAACACCCATCCCACTTAGTATTGTTTAAAAAAAGGGGTGAGCGGATAGAACAAAT